CGTAGTCCAGCACCACCACAGCCTTGTTCGACTCTGTGCTATTGTAGATCAACGCGCCGCGAGCCGTGATGGTCGCAGAACTCCACGTCGTATCAGCAAAGTCCGTGAAAGCCGTCGTGCCGGAAGTGGACGGAGTGACGTTCGTCAACGTGTTGCCACCAGCCGTGTAGCCCGTACCCGAGACCTCGTTAGAGGTGCTGTAGGCAGTCGTAGACGCCCCGAGGGTGGCCGAGCTGGTGAACAGCGCGATCTTGAAGGTATCGCCCGTGCCGTTGGTGAAGTCGTGCGTACCCGTCAGCAGCTCCTGCTTGAACGAGGTAGCCATCGCCTGCGTAATTGCCATCTCAAAGTCTCCTTATAACACCCGCAAGGCCGGGGTGCCCTGCCTCAACCAAGGCATTGTAAATAGTGGTCCGATCACTTGCGATGGCTTCACGCATATAGTGCGCAACGACCATCTCCATGTCCTTCTTAAATGCCCGGGCCTGATCTTTAATCAGGGGGTGGGCCGTGTCGGACACACTCATTAACTTATCGACGCAACGCGCAGCAACTTCCTCTGGCGTGAAACCCCGGTTTTCTGTCGTGTGAACCGCGACAATCGGCTCCGGGGAAACCGAAACATCAACCTTAAACATTAGCTCACCGGCATCCTATATTGCCCAGAACGGTAAGTATCTTCACGCAGCTTACCATCCCCAAGCATTTTCAGGAGCCCAATGGACTGCACATACAGCTTCTCGTAGTTCTGGATAATATCGGGCTCGCCCTTCATGAAGCGGATGGCTTCTACCAGCGCGCCGTTGAGCAACGCCGAGTCAAACTCATCACCCAGCCACGTCGTCCCGGCAGTCACAATGGACTCGGGGTAGTAGCCGTAGTGCAGCTCAACCGTATAGGCGCTGTCAGGCGTCGGGCCTACGATAAAGAAGTCATCATCGAAGTTGGCGTAGTGCTTCGGTAGCCCCGTAGATGCCACGTTGGGGTAGGCCTCACGGATGAAGTTCACGTCCTTGTTGAGCAGGAAGTTGTAGTTCCCGCTCCCGTCTTCCACGGCCACGCTGTAGACGTACAAGAAGTCCGAGGGCGTGGCGAGGTACTGATTACCCGACGTAAAGGCACTCGTCACATTGCGACGCAGGGCAGGAATCTGAACAGTGTTGTAAATCTTCTGCTCAGCCTGCTGCGTGAACATAGCCAACTGATCCGCCGTGAACGACGTTTCACAGATGTCTTCTATGTTTTGCGAAAGCTCCGAGTAATTCATCGTTTAACCCTACGCCATGGGCCCACGGGCCATTGTGCCCTTGGTAGCCGCACCGGTGCCACGAATCTTGATCCCAGACGTTTTCATTTTGATCGGCTGGTTGAGCTTCGGGCTCGGTACTTTTTTGGTCTTGCCGGTGTCTTTGACCTTCATGTCCTACTCCTAGGTGATTACCACCGTCACTGTACCCACAAACCCCGCACAAGGTACGGAAAGTACTGGGATGATGTTAGCACGACTCTGAGCGTACTCTGGGCTGTCTGGGCGCGGGTTACGGATCGCCTGCGGGTCATCCACCGGGTACTCACCCAACTGCAACTGCGGATGATCCGGGTCCCAGCACTCAGGGCACGCCTTAATGTTCGTGTCGCGCCGCTTTACAAATACGTTCCGTAGCTCACGCAGCTTGTATTGGAACCCGCAGACATCGCAGATACCAAGGGCTCGCTGGCTAGAAGCAAACCGATTGCTCATTAGATACGTCCTATGCGGGGTACGAAGCGGGCGTTGGTCTTCACCCTGTCCTCGCTCGCTGCCCGGTCAAATTCTTCCTCGTAGGTCGCTTTCAACATGGGGATGCGCTGCGCCAGCTCCGGCACCTTCATAGCGATATGGTACGCAAGCCCTGCCACCAAGCAGGGGAGAAACCGGAAGGGCATGTCTGCGGTCTGTACGCCGGCCCCAGCGTCCTCAATGCGACGGATGCGCCAATACTTGAAGGTGTAGTTGTTGCTGTCCGGCACGGGCCAGACGTTGATTCTGGGGGCATCCACAAGGCGTTCGATCCAGAACTGAATGGGTCGCCCTGTCGTCGTCTTGTTCGGGATAGAGGCGTAGGTGCTCACACTGATCCGGTTGATGGTCAGGTCCTGCTGCGTCGAGCCACTACCTGTACGGATAACTTGTTCTAGCAGGTCAACGGTGTCAGCGGGAAGCGCGTACTGGGCCGTGCCGTTAACCAAAGATACGGTGCCCTCGTCGATGGTCCAGAGGTTGATCCCCCGGTTCTGCCATTCGATGGTCATGAGGTTCATGGAGCGCCGGGCCGTACGCAAGTCGTAGCCAGAGCGCATTTCCCGTCCGGCACGCTCCCATGCTTCCTCGGCGATCTCCGTGAAGTCCATGTTGAACGCTGCGGTGCCTGAAGTAGCCATCAGGTTACGGGACCTCCGACCAGCCAAGCGTCACAGGTACGAGACCCTGCACACTTGAAGTGAAATAGTTGGCAGTACCCTAGGTTAGCTGCCTCAGATACGGACTCGGCGTCCGCCATCTCAAACTCTTCGTCCCCTGCCATGCCGCCATTGATACAGGCCATCATCTTCGGGGTCTGAATGAAAGCAGCGCAGTTACCGCAACGGGACTTCCTAGCCTCTTCCGGGGTGATGTCCCACAGCTTGCCAAGGCGTTTCCAGAACTTCTCGTTGGGCTCCTCAGGGTTCATGGGGCCATAGCCATACTCTTTGATGGCGTGGTTGCGGTTCTTCAGGTTGACATGCACGTCCTTCGTGGCAATAGGGCACTCTTTCGGGTCTTTATACCCGCTAGCGATTGCTGACCCTCGTGCACTCGTCGGACGCCTTGCCATTACTTCTTCCTCTTCAGAGGCTGCACACGGCGGGGTTTGCCTGCTGGCTGGCCGAGACTCTTCTTCTGCGACACCCTGCTCTTCTTCTCAGCAGCCGTCATCTCCGATGCCGTTTTGGGCGTCTTTGACGACACGCGTTTTGACGGGCGGCAGTACGGAGTCCCGCGCTTCTCGCCCTTTTGGCGACCGCACTCTTTACCGGTTCGGACATCCTTCCAGTCCTCTTTGAACCAGCGCTTTAGGGCGGCGCCCTTCTCAGTCTTACGAACCGCCACTAGCTTTCTTCTTCCGGCATTTGGCGATGGCGCCCGATGCGTAGGCGGACGGGAAGACCTTATACTGCCGCTTCACCTTGCGGTAGCAATCGTCCTTCACCGTTCCGCCTTTCTTGTAGTAGCAGCGCATTACATCATCTTCGCGGGGCGGACGCCTTTCTTAGCCATGCCGCAGCCGCGAACCTTGCCGCCTTTCTTCATGGCTTTTACTTTGCCGCCGTAGGCCATTTTGCCTTTGCCGTCAGCAGCGAAGTCGGGGACCATCTTGCCGCCCTTCTTGACCATGGTCATGCCCCCTTCCTTCATCATGGGCATCTTGTCCATACGACGCTCTTCGTCGCGCATTGCATCACGGCGGCGCTGGGAACGGCCAGACATCATGCCACCCCCCATCATCTTAGCCATACCGCCTTTCTTCATTTTCTTGGACGGGCAATTTGCCATCTTCTTATCCTCGCGTTGAAACTCTTTACCCACGGATTGTGGAATGCCTGTCTTCTTTGCAAACTCAGGGTTGTTGGCAACTGCAGCCATCAAACGCTTTTGTTTATCGCTCTTTGACGGCATGTCAGCAATTCCATGCGCGCCTCGCTTTCCGCAACCTGCTGTTCGGGTCCTTGGCTGCTTTAGGCCACATCTCCATTTGTCCTTCGCTACGAGCACAGAATGACTTACGTCGCACCGCATCCTTTTTGGTCTTCGGGTTCGGCGCGGGCGGTTTCAGGTTCATACCCTGCTTTTTAGCAGAGGCACGTCCCTTGGCATTGAGGCCCCCTTTCGGGTTCTTGCCCTCTTTGCGCGTCCACGCGGGGGACTTTACCGATCCCCCCTTTTTGTAGTCCGCACGCATTAGCTGTAGAACACCGGCTTTGGCTTATTACAAACCATTTTCGATTCCTCGACGCGTCCACCTTTCGCATAATAGTTACGCATAATAGTTACATCAACTCTTCCTGTGACCACCAATCAGCGCCAGCCTCGACGCCATCATCGTCTGGTGATACAAATACCCAGCGACCGTCTTGAATCTGCTGTACAACTGCCCAGCGCTCTGTGACCTGCTTATCTGGCTCCGGCTGTCCGGTCTTGGCGTTGACGCCTACCTTGATGCAGCCGATAGCTTGGGCGACTTGTGCCTCGGCGGCGATGGCTTCTTGTTCAGTGTCGAAAACGCGGTATTTCATGTTTGCTCCTCCGGCA